TCTGCACCACGTTCGCCCACAAGATAAGATTGACCGCCCGTTACAGAACCACCACTTGCTCTAACTCCACTTATGCTCGGTAAAATCGTCTTAGGAAGAAAAATATTACTAAAACCACCTATTATGCCACTTAACCAACCGCCTACTGCTTCGCCCATTGGTTTTGTTACTGCAATTCGATAAGCTATTTTAATTATGTCCTGTCCAATTGCTCTTAAAGTTTCTCTAAATTCTTTCGCTTCAAAAACTGCTGTTTCAAAATTACTAGCGATACTTGACCCAAATTGTTCGCTTGCATTTCCTAATCTTACAATTCTGTCATAGATAACCTTATAAATTCCCTCTAATTCTTTTCCTGTATCAATAAGTTTTTCACCATTTTTTTTAATTTTTTCAAAAGGTTCATCTTGTCCAATTGCGTCTATTTGTTTTCTAATTATTTTTAAAGAATCTAAAAAAGTTTTTGGTATTACAAAATGTGTCGTTAAATAATCAAAATCTTTAACAAAAGGTAAGCGGTTAAAAGCTTCTATTAATTTATTAAAAGCTTGCACAACCATATTTGCGAAAATTGTTAAACCCTTTGCGCCTTTTTCCAACATATCTACAATTGCATTGGCGAAATTCCGTGCAAAACCAACAGCGCCGCCTTCTGCCTTGTCTAAATGATCTAAAAATTTACCTCTTAAATATTCTGAAAATTCTAAAAATGCTGGACTTAAATGTGCAACCATTAAATTTACAGTATTAAAAAAAACTGTTTTTAATCTTGCCATACTATCATTAAAATCTTCAACTGCTTTTACTTGTTTCTCATTTAAAGAACCAAAACGATCACTTTCTTTAGCAAATCTTTTTAATGCTTCCGAACCACCATCTAAAACATTTATTAATTCTGCACCACGACCACCAAAAATTTCTTGTGCATACTTTAATTTTAAAGTTCTATTCTCAACTAAATTTAATCTATCAGCGACAAGTTCTAAAATACCCATCTGGTCGCCACTCAATCTGTTTGCATCTGCAACAGAAATTCCTAAAGCTTTAAAAGTTACAGTAGCTTCACCCGTTCCATTTAAAAAATCGCCAAAGTTATCTGTCATACGACGAGTTGCTTTTGCAAAAGTTTCAAATTCAATTCCGCCAATTTCGGAAGCTAATTTTAAAGTCTGTAAATCTTTAACCGCTATACCTAAGACATTACTCATTTTTCCAAGTCTGTCTGTTGCAGTTAAACTTTGTTTAATTAATAAACCTAAAGCACCCGCACCTACAACACCTACTAAAGCTGATTTAAAACTAAATACCGCTTTACCAATACCTTTTAAACCACGACCGATTTGTGAAAAAGCAGTCTTGGTTTTATTGATAGCGGTTATTTTAAAATTAATACCTTTTTGTGCCATGTTTTAGTTTTTCTTTTTCGTTTTTAATATCAAAATAAGCCAACCAACCGTGAAACTCTTTAACTGACATTTGTTGTACTTCGTAAAGAGTCTTATGTAATAATTCGGCTAATTGAAATTGATTATATAAATTTAAGTCGCGTTTTAACTTTTTTTTTCCTCGACAACTGAACTCTCATTTGTAATTCTTGATGCAAGATCAGTTATAACGATTGGGTCGCACTCCATTAATAATTTTTGTTTATCAGATAAGCTAAAAACCTTATCACCTTTTTCATTTAAACATTTCATTATTATTAAATCAACCAAAGCTTCTACTTGGTTATTTTGTGATTTTTCATATAAACGTCGTTGTTCATCTAAGTTTAAAGGTTTAACATAAAAAACAGTATTCCATTCTTTAACTTCTATTTCTTTTTGACCTTTGATAGAAAAATGATTTATTGCAGTATCTATAATTGACATAAATTATTATACTGTGCTTATTGTAACTGCGCCTGTGTATTGGAAACCAAAAGATCGTTCGACTATACTGTCGTGACTTTGACTTATTCCAACGCTTGTTATTATCCCCGTACCAGAATAATATGTATCGCCTGAATCTGAACCCTCAGGGTATAAATTAACTGCTACGCTTGCGCCAATAGTCATCGCTTCTTGACCGTTAGTGTCTGTTTCGTCAAACATACAATCAATTGTTCCTGAACTTGAACTTTGAGTTGCCTTGTAAGTTTTAACTGTATCGCCTAAAGCTGTATCTTCAACTGTGTCTTGTGTTTGATCCATTGTCCAAGATTTAACTTCTGCTACAACATTAGAACCCACTTTTACTTGTCCCGCCGAACCTGTATGAGTTGCCATAATTATTTATCCTCTTTTTTGTTTATTATTATTTTTTTTGTTTGTTGTTTAATTGGTTCAGAACCTTGTTTTTTAAAACCTTTTTTTTCAAAAGATTCTAATTCATTATCCCAAATCTCAATTTTATTATCGTCTTTTTCGACTATAATTCTTTTTGCCATTTTATTATTATCCTAAAGTTTCGGGGTCTGCTTTTGTTGTTATATAAAGAACATTAAAAGTCATTTTAATTACCCCTATTTGTTGATTGCCTATTTTTTCTAATTCGTATTCCGTATTTGTTAGCCAAGTTTCTTTTGCATGACCCCCTCTTGACCAATCGACCGCTAAAGCTACTTCAACCTCTTTTGCGATTGTATCTAAAGTTTCATCAACGTTTGCTGTTGCTTTTGCAAATCCCTCAACCACAATTTCCAAATTACGTTCTAATTTACCAATACTAGATAGTTCGCTTGTTTCTGTATTACTATAAATATTTAATAATGGTAAATTTTCTAATTCATTTGGATATATTCTGGATTCATAAACATTTGAACCCGTTGTTGTTAATCCTGTTAATGTTGTTGTAATATGATTTCTTATGCTTGTTCTTTTATGAGCCATTCCTACGCCTCACTCAAAAATAATTCTGTTACGCCCGTTCCATCTTTTAAAACATTATTAACTGTATATGAAACTGAATTAATAGTTACGGGGTCGCCAAAATTAGCGCCCGAAATATCCGAAGTCTTAACAGTTACTTTAGGTTGGTTTGCAGATATACCAGCATTGTCGCCAACATCTATCGTAGTCATTTCATTGTCAAATATTCCTTTGATAGTAGAAGCTGAACCACCAATAGTGATTGTTACACTATCCGCGAATTCATCTGTATCAAAAAATATTGATCTTTCTGTATCTGCTTCTATCGCCATAACTTTTTACCACCCCTATAAGCATAATGCACCACCCCAAGTTTAAGCGATAAAACTTATTGTGTTACTAATTATCTTTTAAAATTTTTATTATTAATTGTTTTAATTCCTTATTTCTTTGATTTAATAAAATTTCTATTAACTGTGTTGAAAATAAATCAATATATTTTTCTTCGGTTCTGTGTGTTAATTTTAAACCGTTATACCAAACTAAAAAATGTAAAAATTCATGTATTACAGTAATTAATTTTTGTTTTGGTTTTAAATCTTTATAAATTGATATGACCGCTTCCTCTATATCAAATTGCCCGTCGCATTTTTCTTTTGTCGCTTGCTTCTTATTCCAATGCTTAATAATAAATTTTTTTCTATCTATAAAAAAATGTTTAGGTAATTTCGCCATACAACTAAAGGTTGACCGGAAGGTCAATATTGTTGACCTATTTATTTTTTAAAGATTTTTTTAAACTTACTTACTTTTAAACCTTTAGCTTTGTTTTCTGTTGATTCAACATTTTTAACATCATCTTTAGTTAATTCTGCTTTACCCAATCCAACTAAATATTCTCCGTCTTGTTGTGAAGCTTCTACAACCGAACCTATTATACAATGTTTTCCTTTAACAGACGTTTCTTTTAAAATTTTTATTTTCATAATTTCCTTATTAAATTAATTAATGATACGGGACGACTTTCGCCGTCCCATATCAAAACGCTAATTATAATTATGCGTTTAAGTCTTGAATTGCCGCAAAAGATTCTGCGTGTCTAACCGCAATATCAATATCATAAAAAGATGCGATTCTTGTTGCACCTAAAGTTGATAATGAATAAGGGTCAACTGTAACATCTAAATTACCCCATTCTCCAATGATAAGATCATTAAAGTTTCCGAATAATAAAGCTGAACAATTAGAAGAAGATGAACCTTTAGTTAAATCATCAGGCATATTCTTAGTAGAATTAACTTTGTAACCTAATAAATTTACTTTATCGTTCATAATCATTTGACTATCAGTTGAACTAACCTTTGCAGTTGTCATAAATCTTGACACCTGAATAGGTGTTGTGAACCAAGATAAAGCGCCTAAATCTGCGTTGTCCGTACTCACTTCTTTCCAAGTATTAACAACAGACGTATAAGTACCAGCGCCACCGTTTGTTCCGATCGCTACTGACCCTATTCCTGATTGATTTAATATTCCTGTTGGTTGATTAGAAGAACCTGAACCCTGTAAAGCGCCTTTATCAACTGCAGTAGCAAGACCATTAATTAAGTCTTGTCTAAGAATTGATTCAATTGCTACTGCGCTTTGATGTAATAAATGTCTTGATACATCAACATAAGCCGAAACAGTTTTTGGATTCATAGTTATTTGTCTGAAAGTTGGTGCGCCCTCAGTTGCCGCAGAATTTTCAGCTACCCAATATGCAGTTGTAACCGCATTTGTCGCTGGAATTGCAACATCGCCAACTAAGCCAGAAAGTACAGTTGCACCCGCACTTCTAACTAGCGATCTTGCTCTTAACGCGTCAACATAAGAACCCGCTAACAGATCAGTTGCTACTGTATTTCCGCCAGCACTCGCAGTTCCTTGTGTTAAATCTCTTTTATAGAAATTTGCATCACTTGGAACAAAGATTCCTCTTGCATTTTTGCCTGATCTTTTTGCAATTTCTTCTGACGCTTCTTTTTCAAGTTCAGCACCGTCCCAATTGCCTGAGATCATAGCTTTAATACCTTTTGCTAAAGAATAATTACGTTGTTCTTTTTTCGAAAGTCCAACCTCATCATTTCTTGTCGCTAAAGGTTTGTTTCCTATTTTTTCAAGTATAACACCTTTAAATTCGGCAACACTTAAACCACTTTTGATTGACTCATCTGCTAAGTTTTTCAAGTTATGTTTTTCCGCTACTGCGTAAATTTCTCTAACTCTATCAACTTCTGCTTTTTGAGTTTCAGCTTTGATTTTTTCGTTGTCAACTTTAGGTGTTTCTTGAACATTGTCTTTTTTGTCCATTTTTATAACCTTTATAATTGATTGTTTATTATTGTCGTCGTTGTTTATAATTTCTTTTGATCTATTGACACCCACGCTTTGATCTGCGGGTATTCCAACAGAAGAAATTTCTAACGGTAAAGTTGCGACTTTGTAACTTGGTTTTTCCTTGTCCTCGTTCTTAGTTTTAACTTTTTCCATAGATAAGACTTCATAACCAAACGATATGTTTGGACGTATGCCGTCTTTAATGTCTTGAAAAATAGAGTTTGCTAATTCGTTTTTACCAAAACGAACCTTTGCTCTACCACGAGCGTCGGCAATATTTACTTTCTCAACAATTCCTATTACTTTTGTTGCGTCGTGATCTGCTAAAAACGGTGCATTACCACTAGCAATAAAAGATAAATCCATTTTATTATGATCTATTATTTCCATACCAAACGAACGTTCGTAAGGCGTTTCGGAACTAAACGATAAATCTATTGAACGATCTGCGTCGTCAATATTTTCTTTTTGGATTAATGCGGTTCTAAAAAACTTTGCAGTTTTCTTCGAACCTAAATCTTTATTTTGTGATTTTTCTTCAACCTTAAGTTCTTCCTTAGGTGCTTCTTCTACTTTTGGTTCTTCCTTAGGTGTTTCTTTTGGTTGTTCTTCTACCTTAGATTCTTCCTGAACCTCAGGTTTTTTTATATCTTCTTTTTCTATATCTTTTTTATCCATTATTCTTTACCTTTTGGAAGTCCACTCGATAACCATTTAAAAAATGCTTTAAATGGGTAACAAATTATTTTCCATATAAATTTAATTATCTTTTTTATTATTGTTATTATCTTTTTCAGTATCTTCATTATTTCCCCCTGTTGCGTCTTTTTCCCCATAAGGTTCATACGCAAAATTAATATCTTTATCTTTTGCTAATTGTTTTTCTTTTACTAATTGTTCTAAATGTTCCTCAAAATCTCGTCCCGTTTTGCTTACTACATCTTGCATACTTACTACACCCGCTTTAAGACCAACCACATTTGCGTTCATTTCTTTTAATGGGTCTATCCAATCGAAAGCACGCGGAATAAATACCGTATTGTTAAAC